CTCAACGAAGTCTTCTTTCGTCCAGTCGTTGAAGATGCTTTCTTGCGGGTCGTTTTCGTCCCACTCGATTGTGAACGAACCGTCTTCGTGGTCTTTGACATTAATCATTTTGAACAGGTTAGACATTGTATATCCCCAGGTTTTCTTGCCAAGTTCGACATGATACCAGGGTGCATACAGGGGATACTTGTAGTTCATGATATTATAGCATAACTCCCAAGGCAGGATTTGAACCTGCGACCGAGTGATTAACAGTCACCAGCTCTGCCACTGAGCTACTTGGGAATGAATAAGGGGGCGCTGTTTCTAAAATACAGATCTTTTGTACTCCCCCATGGAGAATAGGAGACTCGAACTCCTGACATCCTGCTTGCAAAGCAGGCGCTCTACCAACTGAGCTAATTCCCCAAGGAGCCCCTGACAAGATTTGAACTTGCGACCTGAGCTTTACAAAAGCCCTGCTCTACCACTGAGCTACGGGGGCGAAGATTTTTCCTCTTTGGATAATTTGAAATAGAGTTTGTAATACCTCTGTTTCATCTCATCCAATATAGCATTATCTTCGTCAAATGCCATATATTTAGTCAACTGATAAGATCCTTCTAATTCAGAGATAAGTCTAAGAATATTGACTGACTTACGAGGAAGTCCACCATAAGAAAAGTGTTCATGAGTCATAGTTCTTAGACTAAATCTGAAAGGGATATCCCGACCAGTGCGCTTTTAGAGTCATCCCGAGACTATAGGAGTGGGGGGACTTGAACCCCCACGACCTTAACGGTCAACAGATTTTAAGTCTGGTGCGTCTACCGATTCCGCCACACTCCCAAGGTAGGACTGTCGGGAATTGAACCCGATTCACACCGTTATAAGCAGTGGGCCTTAACCAATAGGCGACAGTCCCTCATTCTTATAAGTTGGTGGATGAAAAGCACAATACTCATTGAATGTGATCTTCATCTCCTTGTTAGTAAGGTTAGCATGTTTTGCTGCTCTTGGCAAGTTCCATTTAGCAGTAAACAGCATTTCCATTGATTGACGTGTTTCAGGTCGCATGTTCTTCCATAAACTGTTTTTGAAATTCTTCTACCTGATTTTGAACTTCTTCAGGAATAGGTGACACTTGATTAATAGGAACCATCATGGCAGATTTACCATCAGGTCGAGTAATCTTCCAACAGACTCTCTGAGATTCTGTTAGATCCATGATGAAATCAAAGTGATCTTCTGCTTGACGTAATGTAATGCTAATCGGTCCAATCATTTAACAGCAAAGCAATAAGTTACCATATCAGGATCAAGAATATCTTCAAGTTCACTTACAGTTTCAGTAAACCCTTCAGAACCTTCCTTATCCCATTTCCAATTTACAGTCTTGTCATACCCCTCATCATCCACGATGTTGATCGATCGCTTTGAAAAGTTGACAAAGACATGTGCGAGATTGGTGCTCATGTGAACTCCTGACTACCTATGTAGTATAGCATGAGCATCAAGGTCTGTCAAGCGATCAGTTGATAAAGACAGTCTTACCAAGGATCAGAACTGCTGCCTTTGCCTCCAAGAGCATACCAGTGCCACAGGTGATTGTTGCTGCAAGACTTGCATTCATTACCATTGCACCTGCTGCAACATTAACATTATAGAGACCAGTAGTTACATTACAGTTATAACCTGTTGCACCACAAGTCAATGAATAAGGTCCCGCTGGGTTGACAATAGTATATCTAGGAATAGTGTCTGCACCAATACTAGCAGGTGTCATAACAGTCTCAACAGAACCACCAACAAACCTACGAATACCAGTCAAACCAAGAGATAATGGTGATGGTGGAGAGTTGATCATTTCAACCAAATGTGGTGTAACCAATTCAATAGAGTTATCACCACTAATGATAGTTTCTGCTCCAGAAAGAGATAACGAACCACCACTAGTCTCAAATACACTGCTTGTAAATTTAGAAGAAACAGATCCTACATTAAATTCAGCACCTTGAACCTCAAACTTCGCACCAACAGTATTGATATCAACGTCAGATCCAAAACGAACCGTGTGTTTTTGAACTTTATCGCTTTTCTTTTCACCCTGATTATCTGCAATTTTAGGTGAACCTTCGGCACCAAAGAAGAAACCGCCACCAACTTCAATGTGACAATCACCAGTAATTTTTAAGCGATAATCTCCTTCAACATTTACTACATGATCACCAGAGACCTGTTTACATTGATCCCCGTGTGTTTCTTCTGTATAGTTACCTGCATAGGATGTATGATCAGCAACCAATGATCCATTATCACCTTTATTATCATTACCTGCTTTTACAGCGGCATCTACTGCTTTTTCCAGTTCATCAGCTTCTATATCAGGATTTTGTTTCCTGATTTCTTTACGAGCATTGTATTTAGAATACTCGTTTTGATTTAATTTGACAGATGTTGTTGTTTTTCCACTTGCAGACCTTTTTACACTTGCCTGGCGACCAGGTGTGCCAACAAACATTTCATAAGAACCATCTAAGAACGTCTTGGCAGCAGTCAGATAAGGATCTGCTTCATTAAAGATATTGTCAAATAAACCACCAGATCCTGCGTCACCACCACAAGTACCTCTACTCTTTCCTCGAATTTTATTAATCTTATCAAGTTCTTCGGGAGTACAATGAGTTACGCCAAATAAAGGATACCAACCTACAGTATCTTTACCGCCATCTGGTTCACGATTACATCCACCAGTAGCAAATTTAATGAATAGTGCGATCAAACCAGTAATGCTACTGATACCCTTTTTAAGAAGATCGGTTCCTGCTTCAAAGATTTCACTACCTGCTTTCCATGCTTCAATGATTTCTTGTGCTTTACCAATACCATCGACAATAGTTGAGACGGTATCAACAATCCCAAGAACATTATCAAGAAGTTTTTGAACTTGACAAATAACACTATCGATAGTTGCTTGCACACCTTGCATAACCATCGTTGCTTTATCAATAAGTCCATCAAGGAAGCTATCAAGAAAACCAAGAATAGTTCCTACAGGATCATCAATAAAACCAATTATCTGAGAATCAATATTACAGAGAGCTTTTAAGATTGTGCTAACTGCTGATTGCACTGCTGTAAACACAATAAAGGGGGCACCAGTTGCACCACCTAGAATATTAACAAGTTCCAACTCTTCTGCAAGGTTAGCAAGTGATTGTCTCATTGCAGAAACTACTTGAGCAAACACACTACCTAAGAAATTTTGAATTCTTACGGTAAGTTGTTTTGCTGAAACTAATTTACCAGTGACAACTTCTAAAAACTCACCATCTTCAGCACGAATCAAAGAACCAGCATGATCTGCAAGATCTTCCAGAAGATATGATAATTGATACTCTAAAGTTTTCCAAGGACCGCCAACACCATTAGCAGCAGGAATTGGTTTTTCTGGACTTTTAGGTTTGGTAGGATTTCCTTCACTACCTGCCATAACGGTGCCCGAGTTATTTGGGGAACCTGCACCAGAAATAGCATCCCTACGATTTTCACCTTTTTGATTAGGAAGATCTACAGTATTATCCTGTTTTGCTCTATGATATCCTTCTTCCTTAGTAGTTGCCATACTGGAGTTAGGATTTCCAGGTGCCATTGTTGCAACGTTAATACCAACACCAGGTTCCATCTTTTCGCCAGTAAAGGCAAAAATCTTCTTATCCATGCTCTCCGCAGATTTCTTAACCCTCATAACACCGATAACAATCGGCATCTGTGCGGATTCGCCATCCATGAAGAAACCCATGACAATCGCACCAGGTTGCAGTTGACCAGAACTTTCACCCTGACCATCGTTACCTGGTTGACAAGTATGCTGCAACACTGTTGCCCATGGGAGATTTTCGGTGGGAAGATCTGCTGTCGTACCACCTCTTACATTCGTATAATATCCAAGAACACGAACTCTAACTCTACCCAATTCCATTGGGTCTTCGTTATCTTCTACTTCACCAACCCACCAGTAAAATCCGTCTTTACCGACGAAATTTACTGTAGGTTCATTGTAAATACCATCAATTGTAGGCATCGTATACTTTAATCCTTACGATTTATTTATTAAGGTATCC